TCAGGAGAAGATAGATATTACGGTTATGATATGGATGAAGATGATTTAAATTTAGAATTAGTAGTTTATAACGGGAATTTATTAGATGGTTACAGTAGAGCGACCAAACTTTTAAATAATGATTTTAATGCAAAAACTAATGCGTTTGTGTTAGATATAGAAACTAAGTAGATATGAAAACCTACAACCTACTAATAGAATCTAAATTAGAAGAGCTTATAAATACCTTAAATGAAGAAGTATTTAATTTTAAAGGTCTTGACGATGACGCAAAAGATAGAATATTTTCTATATTTAAGGATTCTTATGAAAAATCATTAGGCACATCTTGGTCTAAGGATAAGTTCTTAAGTAGAGCAAACAACTGGGAGTTTTATGGAACAGAGAAAGGTTTTGTAGCAGTAAGACCTCAAAGGTCAGGTCTATATAAGTTAGTAGGCGTTGCAGGTAATATGCGAGATATTTTAAAAGGATTAAATGAATTAGAATCTAAGAATGTTCCTGTTTGGGGGATGGTAAGTTCCGATATAAAGTCTATGGCTGAAAAGAAAGGGTTTAAAACTCCTTCCAAGTTAATGTTAAAGATGATTTATAAGTTTATACCTAAAAGCGTTTTTGGTGGAGTTGATACTCAAATAAATAAGGATGGTAGTATAACTTTAAAATACTCAGATGTTGGTGACGCAAAAAAATATTTTATCGGTAATGATAAATATTTTCAAAAGATAAAGAAGGATATAATGCCTTCTTTAAAAGATAAGTTAAAGTTATTTGAGGACATTACAGCAGGTAGGATGATAGTATATCATAGAACTGAAAGTTATAAAGAAGTGCCTAAAGGAGTTGCTGCTGATGGTTGGAGGATAGGTCACGGTGATTACTATGGTCCTGGAATTTATACTAACTATAAGTTTGAAGGAACTCAAACGAGTTATTCTAAAAACTATGGTGATATAATAATAGAGTCGAGAGTTTTAAACTTAAAAGATTTTTTAATATTAGATAAAGAACCTGCTAAAAAAGTGTATGGAACTGACTACTCTGTAGAGTCTCAGCTTAAAAAAATACTTAAAGGTAAGTGGAATACTTACAAAAATACTGAAGAGGTAAGAACTCTTATTACTAAAATGAAAGATTGGCCAGAAAAACCTGGAGAAATATATAAAAAGTTTTATGATTCAAGTAAAAAAGATGTTGTACCATATTTTAGAGGAGTAGTATATGATGGATACAGGGATGCTTATACTTGTATTATATATGATAGAAACAATGTCGAGCCGTTAAGATACAGTTTAGATGATGGTAAAACTTGGACATTGATTAATAATAAAAATATTCTAAAAAGAATAAAATCTGGTAAATTTAAAACTAAAAATTTACGCAACATTCATCTTATGAACAAAGTTGGATTAGAAAAACTTGAGGATATAGATGTAAACGATATAAAGAAACTTCCAAAAAATGAGTTAGATTATTTTATTGACAAGGTTTCGGATATTAGTCAATATATTAGTAGTGATATCTATAATGTTTTACCAAAAGATAAAAAACAATCTTACATAGAAAAGAAAGTTGAAAAAGGCTATGAGATATCAGACGAACATTACGAAGATGCTTCTGACGAATTAAAAAAATTATATATAAAAAAGATAGCTGAAAAAGGCCATCCTCTAACAGACCAACAATACGAAGATGCTTCTGACGAATTAAGAAAATTATATATAGAAAATAGAGTTAAAGATGGGTTTTATCTAACAGACCAACAATACAAAAATACTTCTGACGAATTAAAAAAGTTTTATATAGAAAATATGGCTAAAAGTAGCTATAATCTACCAAACGAACTATACAAAGATGCTTCTGACGAATTAAAAAAATTATATATAGAAAAGAGAGTTGAAAAAGGCTATGATTTAACAGACCAACAATACGAAGATGCTTCTGACGAATTAAGAAAATTATATATAGAAAAGAGAGTTAAAGATGGGTTTTATCTAACAAACGAACAATACAAAGATGTTTTTGACGAATTAAAAAAATTATATATAGAAAAGAGAGTTGAAAAAGGCTATGAGATATCAGACCAACAATACGAAGATGCTTCTGACGAATTAAAAAAGTTTTATATAGAAAAGATGGTTGAAATAGGCTATACTCTATCAGACCAACAATACGAAGATTCTTCTGACGAATTAAAAAAATTATATATAGAAAAGATAACTGAAAGAGGGTTTCTTCTATCAATCCAACAATACAAAAATTCTTCTGACGAATTAAAAAAGTTTTATATAGAGAAAACAGTTGAAAATGGGAATTTTCTAACAAACCGACAATATAATGATTCTTCTGACGAATTAAGAAAATTATATATAGAGAAAAGAGTTGAAAATGGGTATCATCTCGGAGACCAACAATACAACAATTCTTCTGACGAATTAAAAAAATTATATGTAGAAAAGACAGTTGAAAATGGGGGTTTTCTAACAAACCAACAATTACAAGATTCTTCTGAAGAATTAAAAAAGTTTTATATAGAAAAGAAAAAGAATACTTAAAAAATAATCCATAAAAGTATGATAAAACTCAAAGAACTATTACCAATATCAGAAGGTCTACAATACCACATAGACAATAAGATACCTATTATGGAAAACATCTATAGGTATTCTTCTGATAAATTTTTGGAATTATTTAGAGAATGTCGTACCTTACACAATAAAGGTAAAATACAGTTATGCGAAGAGGACATAAATCTATTAGAAACCACAGATATTGGAGAATACGGACTATACGAAGGAAACAAAGTTCCTCTCGATATGCCAATGGTAGAAGCGGAGTATCAAGGAAAAGACGTTCAATTAGGAAAGCCAAAGAGAGGGGGTAGTAAGAAGTTTTATGTGTATGTAAGAGACCCACAATCCAAAAACATAAAAAAAGTATCTTTTGGTGCTAAAGATGGGGGTGGTAAGTTGTCTGTAAAGTTAGATGACCCAAAGAGAAGAAAAGCATTTGCAGATAGGCACGATTGTAAAAATAAAAAAGATAGGACATCTCCAGGATATTGGTCATGCAGAATCCCAAGATTTTGGAAAACCCTGGGAGGAAGTAAAAACTATTCAGGATATTGGTAGATATGGAACAACCTTTTGAAGAGCTAATAGGAACGTATGATAAGTCCGTAAGAGTTTTCAGTAGTGATATAGATGAAGAAGATTTAGTATGGCATAGAGATAGAGAAGATAGGCTATTACAAATTGTTGGGGAGATGAGCGATTGGCAAATACAATTAGAAAACCAACTACCTCAAAACATAGATGGGGTGTTTATACCTAAAGAAACTTACCACAGACTCATAAAAGGAAGTGGTTCTGTTATAATTGAAGTTAGAAAGTATGTGGATACACAAGAATAAGCCTGTAGATTCTTTAGAAGATATGCCTAAAGGTGCTATAGGTTTTATATATGAGATAACTCATATTCCTTCCGATAAAAAGTATATAGGTAAAAAGATATTACACCACAATAAAAAGTTACCTCCTTTAAAAGGCAAAAAGCGAGCGAGAAGAGTAATAAAAGAATCAGACTGGAAAACATACTATGGATCTAATGATGAAATTAAATCTATGATAAAAGAAGGTAAGCAGTCTGAATTTACAAGAAAAATACTTATATTCGCAACTAGTAAAAAACAGTTATCTTATTTAGAGGCTAAAGAACAGTTTAAAAGAGGGGTTTTAGAAAGAGATGACTATTTTAACACTAACATATTAGGAAGGTTTTATAGTAAAGATGTATAAAAGTTATGCAAAATCAGAACTCTCAACTAGATATACTTAAAAAGTATCTAGGAGATATGACCCAAAAGAAGGATAATAATTATGCTTTTCATTGTCCTTTTTGTAATCACCACAAGCAAAAATTGGAGGTAGATTTAGATACTGGTCTATGGAACTGTTGGGTATGCCATACGAGGGGGAAAGGTGTTTCTTATCTTTTGAAAAAGATGCGGGCAGGGAAAGACGATATACATAAGATAAAAACATACGAAAACTATAATAATAAGGTTTTTGACTTTTCTGAGCAAGTGATAACTCTTCCCGACCACTTTTCTCTACTGACTAAAGAAGAGGACAGTGTTATTGCTAAAATATGTTACGATTATCTTTTATCTAGAGGTCTAACTGATGAAGATATTATACGGTATAAAATAGGATATATTTATTCTGGAAAAAATTTAGGTAATATAGTCATACCTAGTTACAGTAGTTCTGGGTATCTTAACTACTATGTGTTTAAGAATCCTAAAACGGGCATGTACTTAAACCCTAAACACCCTAAAAGTCAGGTATTTTTCGATATATTTATTAACTGGAACGATCCTATTGTTATAGTAGAAGGCATGCTAGATGCTATATCTGTTCGTTATAACTCTATTCCTCTGTTGGGTAAGATTCTTAACAAGAGGATAAAGAATAAGATACTAAAATCCAGCAACTCTACTTACTATATCTGTCTAGATGGTGATGCTAAGAGTTCTGTTATGGCTATAGCTCAGTATCTTATTAGTATAGGTAAGACTGTTTTTAATGTAGAGTTGCCCTATAATGAAGACCCTTCATCTCTTGGACACAAAAAAGTTTGGGAGATGATCAAAAACTCAAAACTAATAACAGAAAAAGATATTCTATTCAGTTCTTTACTAGAAAGTCTATAAAAATTATATTTATAGTAAAGAAACTAAATGGCTATAAAGTCTTTTATAGATACAGGTGCTATATGGGATGGAGATACTTATAGTGTAAAATACTTTGGAGTATCTAAAAACTTTACAGAACTAAAGTTAGGTAAAAACACCATTACCTTATCTCCTAGTGTAGCTATAGTACCAGGAACTAAGTTAGAAGTAGAAGTTTTAGATAGAAATGGTAATAGAGTACAGGTAGAGTATCCTAATCAAATTACTCCTAATGGCTCTAATATCTTACATATAACTATAACAGAGGAGACATTATCAGGGGTTTGTAGGTTTTTTATAAGAGGTACTGCTTTTTATGATGCTGATACTGGTCAGCAGTTAGATACTTCTTATCCTAATGTTATTTGGAGAGGTATATCTTCTATAAAAAAATTAGAAGATGAAGAGACTCCAGAAGATCCTGAAGATTTAGTATTTGAAAAAGATAAGAAAGATATTTCTGTAAATGTGCAGTCTAAGTGTCTTCCTTATCAGGATAAAGGTGGTGTAGAAAGGCCTACAGAGCATACTGGTACAGGCACTTTAACTTACAATTCTGTAACAACTTCTAGCACCTTTTCTCCGAATATAGCAGATAAGCCTACTACAAAATCTAGTACTTCCAGCAGACCTATTTCTCAAGTAAATAACTCTCAATCTAATACCACTTTAGGAAGTCCTACATCTAATTCTGATGGGTTTCCTACTTTGGTTAGTTCTGCGGCTGAGTTTACGGCTGATATGGTAGGGTCTACTATTACCATAACTCCTAACATAAATTCTTTTGTACCTACTCAATTACTGTCTGTTATAGGAGTATTACCAGATTTTACCGCTACTATAATAGAAGTATTAAACTCAACTACTGTACGAATAGATAACTCTTTTTCTTATAGTAATCCGCAGCTGAGTCTTTTCGTTCAAGATTTTACATCTTCTTCGTATACTATAAAGTATAATAAGTCTGTTTCTACTACAGGAGGTCAAAAAGTTACTTGCTATGCCCAGCTTTGTTTTGATAATGTAGCGACTTCTAATGGACAGGTAGATAAAGTGAGAGTGTCTGCTAAGCCTGTGGGTGCTGTAGGAGATGCTATGTTGTTGGGAGATTTTGATGTGCAGTATCCGAATAAAATGCAGGATACAGGTTCTTTTACAATGGATCCTAGGACTGGTATAGAGTATAAAAGTGCGGGAGATGTATCATCTAGTGCAGATGTATCTAATTATTATACAGCAGAAACATATCAAACAGTAGCAACAGCTACCGATTCTTTAAGTGACTTCAACTATCAGTCACTAGGTTCTGCTCCAACACCTACCCATAGTGATGATAAACTCATGCACAGTTTGTCTACATCAGCTCCAGTAGATGGTACTCAGGTAACGGCTATATCTGTAAAAGATCAGTATTTAGGATCTGCAAAAGCAGGGAATGTTTATAAAATAATTTTAAACGCTCATTCTAGAAAAGACGCTACAGGAAAGACACCTAAAGCACAACTATATATTAGTGGACCAGCTGTAGAAGAGTTTACACAAACTTCTAATACTTTTGGAACTCTTATAGAGACAATAACTGGGGGAGATGGAGAGACTCAAACTGGACTAGAATACAAGTTTACAGCAGCTTCAGACTCAGATAAAGTAAAACTGTATATCGTTTTAGATATAGGTACTTGGGATTTTTCTAATATTAAATTAGAACCTTCTTCAAAAACTAATAATACTCCTAATGAGTTTTGTACTCTTGTTCCTTTAGACAGTCTGCCAGTAAATAAGATAAATGAGGAGTATGTTTTTGTAGTAGATTTTATAGGTAAAAACGGTAAACCTGCTAATATAAAATTAACTACTCAGAGTATAACTCTTAATAGTGACGTTACTATAGATGAGTCTTTGGTAATAAATACTTTTAATAGTAGTACCTTAATACAAACGGCTATATCTGGTTCTAGTATTTTTTATATGTCTGAAGGAGGGGATGAGACTGATGTTAAAACAGAGGATACGTTTTCTTTTGTAGAGGGGGGTGCTATAGATATGTCTTTAAATGTTGGCGGAAAGTCTCTAACAATATGTCATGAAGACACCTCTACTCAAAGTAGTATAGTTTCAAATGGAAGTCTTTACATAAAAAGTATATGTTTAGATACTTACGGACATGTTACTTGTATAGAAACAGAAGCTACTAGCTCAATAGGGGATACTGAAGGAGGGTCTCCTACAGATGACTATGTTTCTGGAGCTTCCTTTAATACAAGTAATGGAGAGTTAACTTTAAACAGGATATTAGGAGGAAGTGTTACAGTAGACTTAGATGGTAGATATGCTACTTCTGACTCCGATACGGTAACTACCGTAGGTACTTCTTCTTTAGGAAGCTCTGGAACTATAACTTTGTTGGGGAGCGGTTCAATAGAACTCTTTGAACAAGCGACTGACTCTGGTAGTATTATAACTATATACTCTGATAGTAACCCTTTAAATGTATCAGGAAGTCTAATATCAGGATCTTTTGACGGAGCAACAGCTACTATAGAGTTGTTTAGACAGTCTACTTCTTCTGTATTTGTTCCTATTTCTTCATTAGATACGAACAATTATGTCTGTGGAGTGTCTTTTAACACTACCAACGGGTGTTTAACTTTAAATAGATTAGGTCTTTCTGATTTATCAGCTTGTTTAGATGGTAGATATTCTACTTCTCAAGCATCTAATTGTACAATAACATTACAAGGAGACGGTACTGGTATAAATACAGTGATCGGTGATTTTACACTAGACCAAACTTCTAATGAGACTTTAACTGTCTCACATAAAGATACATCAACACTTTTAGGATCATACGGTACAAATGGCATCTCCTCCATAACCGTTGATTCACTCGGACACATTACTGCTATATCCACTGCAACCTACTGTACTACAGATACAAATAACTACGTCTGCAATGCTTCTTTTAATACAAGTAATGGAGAGTTAACTTTAAACAGATTAGGACTAGGTGATGTAGTTGTAAATTTTGACGGAAGGTACTGTACTACGGATACAGATACAAATAACTACGTCTGCAATGCTTCTTTTAATACAAGTAATGGAGAGTTAACTTTAAACAGGATATTAGGAGGAAGTGTTACAGTAGACTTAGATGGTAGGTACTGTAC